CCAATGTGTGTTGTATAATGAGTCTAATTTTACTATTTGCTATTTTTTCTTCATCTCTATTATAAAATGTTTCTGAGAAATAATAATAGTTTTTTACTTTAAGTCCTAATTCTTCTAGAAACTTTTATAATTTGTTAATTAATTTTTCATAATTTCTTTTAGTGTTTTTAGAACAAATCATGTAAATATCATCATTTGAATTTTTCAAATTAATAAAATGTTCTTTCCAGATTTTATAATTAAGAGTGTCAATTATTTCAGGATTCATAAATTCTTGCATTGAAAAACCTAAGTCTGTAATTTCGACATTATATTTTTTACAGTTTATTTTTAATTTATCTAATAGTTGTTCTGGTAGAAAATACTCTTTACCACTAAAAACTAAGGGATGACCTGTTCTTCTAAATACTCCTTTCTGTATAATATTAAAGTCTGATTGATTAATTTTCAATATTGGTTGATTGGGTTTGGTTTTAGAAACAATCCAAACTTCACTATCAACTGATATTGCTGTATTTAAGTCAAAAAAATGTGCTCTCATCTTTTATAATTTGTAACTTTATATTTAACCTCATGTGGTCTATTATCCCATCTCGGTCCTTCATACTGTTTATCGATCCATTCAACTCCTCCCGAAAGTTCTTTATCAAAACTTTGACATTTTTTACAATATTTTGGTGGTATTATTTCACCTTCTACCTCAATCATATCTAATTCTGTGTAATAGAAGTGAGCTTTACACCAGGGGCTTTTACATATCAATAAATGTTTTTCCATAACACTATATATAAAAAAAGAAAACCCATCAAATTGATGGGCTTTAATTATTAAAGTATTGATTTACTTATAGCAAAATCATATAATATTGGTAGATTTAAATATTTATTAAATCCTTTTTTTATATCCATAAGTGTTTTTGACTTTTTAATTATATTAATTATAATTATTCCAAATTCTTCTTGAAAGTCTAAATAACATTCGGACCAATTTTTTTTATAATTTTCTAAAGAGTTCCATTCTGATTTTCCGCCACTTAACCAATAAAGTGATCTTTCTGGTGAAATATCTTCAATATTTGAATTTATTACAGATTTCCAAATTCTATGATTATTGTCTAATTTTGACATCATTAAGCAAACAGCTTCTGCTATATCTGTAGTTGTTTCATTTCCAATTTCAAAAATCGTTGTTTTTTCTATTTTCATTATTTTTAATTTTTCGTCAGAGTATAAGATCTCTGATAATTCAGTATCAAGTAATTTTTTTCTTTTCATAGTGATAAAATTATTTTTTTATACCGCTTTTCAAATTGCCGTTAAAGTAACCATCTTCCCATATTCCATTTTCCCAGTTTCCGTAAAATCCTCCATTTTTAAAAATTCCATACTTCCAATCTCCAGTCATGAAAATTCCCTCGTGCCAAATAACAGTGTTTTTAACCACTTCAATTTTGGCGCCGTCTACTTCCGAGTCTATTAACCAATAAAGTTTTTCAGATTCTAAAATTTTCAAGATTTCTCTGGGATGAGTGTATGTCTTATCTCCAGTTTTTAATTCTAAAATTCCCATAGTTTCAAATGAGTTTGTAAATTATATATTTGATATTTTTTACGATTTTTTTAATAAGAGTGGATTTTTTAAGATTTTGAAATCTTTTTTATAAAAAAAAAATTAATCTTTATTTTTTTGTGGTTTTTTACAATCGATTTAAAATTAAAAAACAAAAATTAGGTCTTTCCTTTTTAATATATACAAAAAAATTAAATCATTTTACAATGAAGTTTCTTAAAAAAAGAGATAATTATCTTCAAACATTAAACGAAAGAAGAGAAATTCAAATCAATGAAAGATTTGAAAGAATACTTGAGAATCAAGCAGGCTCTGGTGTTATGGGTAATGAAATTAAATGGGGTGACTGTCTTTTGGGTAGATTACTTAGTAATATTGTTAGAAAATCACAAATTGGTGCAAACTTAGTAAGAATTAAACCTGTTGTTTCTCGATTGAAAAGTGCTATGGATGAGTTACTAATTGGTAGTGGATTCAATGATTTGGAAGGTAGAGATAAAGCTCTTTTTAATTTAGCTTTAGTTTCTGAGTATTTAGACGTTTTGAAGGTTTCAGTTCAAAATTACGGAACTCCTGATGCAGTTGATGAATTTGATACACTTGAAGAGATAAAAGGGTTAGTTAAAGATACTGTAAGTAAGTTAGAAGGAACAACCGCTACTCCTTATTTAGGAACTGGATTTGAGAACAAAAATGAGATTATAAGACAACTTAAGAAATTGGAAAAACATCTTAATACATTAAAAGAACCAGTTGAAAAAAATAATGACCAGGACCAGGATCAAGACCAGGACCAAGACCAAAATTTGGATTCTGATGATACAAGAAAAAAATCTGATTTAGTTAACCAAGTTACTAAAAAAGCTGGTCTTTTATATTCAAAAAACTTTATTCATGTTATAAATCTTTATTTTATGGCATTGTCTTCAAATACTGCTAATCCTAAAGCTCAAGAGATGATTAAAAAACAAATTGAACAACTTGAAGCTCAAATTAAAACAACAACTGATCCGGCTAAGAAAAAACAATTAGAGGATAAATTAGTGAGTTTAAAAGTTAAGACTAGTAGAAGTATTGGAGAGAGTATTATTTTCGAGAATGTATCTCAGGTAAATGCTGGAACATCTCTTAAAAACCTAATTCAAGTTTTTTCTAAACAAATGGGTAAAGAGGAAGCTAAGAAAGAGTTGAGGGAATTAAAAGGATCTTTAGAAAAAGGAGTAGGAAATTCTCAAATTATTAAAATTTATGAACAAATTAGAAATGAATTAGGCCTTAAAACTAAAATCGATGAAAATGTCGACCAAATACTTAATGATACAAAAGGAATTTCTTCTGTTATAAAAGGCCTTTGGAGTGTTGTTAAGTCAAAGGGTGGTGTGGTTGATGATCCAAATATTAGTCCTGAGATAAAAAAAGAGTTTAAGTTATTTCATGATACAATGAAACCTTGTTTAGCTCTTGATTTATATATGATTGAAGAACAACCTAAAGAAGAATCAGAAGAGACTAAAGAAAATTTGGTTTTAAGATATAATGGTTTTGTTAAAATGGTTAGAGAAGAAGTCACTATGAATAGTGGTCAAACATACTTCAATCAAAATCAAGGTGGTGGAAATCAAGGTGGAAATCAAGGTGGAAATCAAGGTGGAAATCAAGGTAGTGCTGGTGTTGTATCTGGTGCTGCTGGTAATGTTGATGATAAAGACCAAACGTTAAAAGAATTTGCTGACGATTTAAGAGATTGGTGGGATAAAAATTTAGATATCGACCAATATATTTTTAGTAAGCAAGATGCTGAAAAGGCAAAAGAACAGTTGGATAAAAAATTAGCCGCTGCTAAAGACTCAATAGTAATTGATGGAATGGATCCAGTATTGGAGATTGTTAAATGTTTCAACAGAGCTTATAAAATACACACTACACAAGTAATTCCTTCTGGTAGATCAGGTGGTGCTGTTACAAACAAAATATTTATGGAATATACTTGTTTTGGTTCTGGAACTCCTCAAAACGCAGGTGAAAGTGGTGGTCCTTATAGAAATAACAAACTTTTTGACTTGTGGGAAAGTAATGTTTTAGATGTTCTTAAAGAAAAGAAGTATCAGAAAATATTTAGTCCTGATACAAGATTGAAAGTTGGAAACGATTTTATTGAAAAAGCTGGTTCTAACTTAAGAAAATTTATGACTGATATGTTAAATGGTGATGAGTTCTATGGTAAAGGTGGTGATTCTAAAGGTGGTCTACAAGCAAAATTCTTAGATAAGTATTTTGGATATAAAGATGGTGATGATGCTAAAAATACTCACTTTGAAGGTATAACCGAAAGAGAAAATAATCAAAATAACACTCCGGATTCTATTACTGCTGATAAAATAGATGGTGGTAAGGAATTAGATGATGTTAAAGATCCGAATGATTTAGTGGGTACTTTCTTTTCAATTACTTACAAAACCGGTGGATATACTTACGAAAGGTATTTTTATATACAGGAGTTTAAAGATGGAAATTATTACGTTTCTTTTTGTCAATCAATTTATCATATGAAAAAAATGTTAGAGAAAGGTTCTTCTGGTAGAAGTTATAAGTTTTCAACTGAAAAATTTAAAATACAAACACTGAAAGAAGACGGTAGTGGTCCTTATTTAATATCTTGTACACGAATGAAGCAAGATTCTATTAAAGGTGGTGCTTTTAATTTAGGAGCTGTGGCTGAATGTGCTTACATACAGCATGATTTTGAAAAAGAAGCTGGTGAGCGACCAAATAATTGTAACAAAGGAGAGAAATTTAAAGTTCTTTCTAAAGAGAATTGGCAAGTTGCTAGTGTGGATTGGATTGTTGACTCGTCTAATAATCAAAGATTAAAAGTAAATAGATTGGAAAAGGCAATCGAACATATTAAGTCCGAAGGTGGATTTGAAAAAATTAGCTCTATTAGAGGAGATGTCTCAATTGATGCTGTTAGTCTGAGAAAAGGATAAATGAGAATGAATCGTTTAAGAAGTTACATTCAGTTTAAAGAATCAATGGTTATTAGTTCAACTGATCAACCAGATGAGAAATTGGCTAAAGAGAAGGTTAATACTACTGAAGAACAGTTAAAAGAGTATAAAGAAAAGAAACCAAAGATTGAACAACTTTATTCTGTTACAAAGAACCCTGTTGAAATTGAAACTGAATTAAAAAAGTTAATGCCTGATGGTGAAGAACAAAATCCATTTTTAACAGATTATTTGAGAATTTGTAGAATTCAAAAAGAAATTGAAGATGGTAGAAAATCAGATGTTGAGGATAAACAGAAAGTTGATGATTTTCAACAACAGCAAAAATTGGCATCTGATAAAGGAGAAATTTCCTCAATTGGTTCAAAAATAAGTGAAATCACAGACAGAGTAAAGAGTTTTGCAACAATTTTAAATCAAAAATCACAAGAATTGAAAAAATTAATGACAGAACATAAAGAAAAAATGGCTCGAATTGAGCAAGATATCAAGCAAGATGTCAAAAAAATACAAACTAAATAGAAAAAATAGAAAAAATGTCGTTTTTCTTTTTTATATATAGATTAAAATAAAAATATAAAAATATGGCAATTCAAATTGGAAAATACAAAAGACCAGGAATCTTCATAGAAGAATTTGACAAGTCGCAAATCAGCAGTCCGGTTGTTGAGGGTATCACAAACCTTGTAATTGGAGTGTCTAAAAAAGGACCAGTTAACACGCCAATTAGAGTAACTACTACTGGTGAGTTGGAATCTATATTTGGTCAGTTAGACAGAGCTTTGGAAAGAAAAGGTTCTTTCTTCCATAGAACTGTGGCTAAGATGTTAGAAACATCTCCTGTGTTTGCTATGAACTTACTTTATACTGATGACGCACTTGATATAATCGAGTATCAATCTTTATCCGCAGCTTCTGCTAAAGATAATGACATCGAAAGAGAAGGTCCTTATAGAAGATTCTTTGACACAACAGGTTTCTGGAAGAGAGATACTGAGTCTTTCATTAATCTTACAAAAAATAACACTGGATACGCAGATAGAGCATTTAGTATTACTAATATGTCTGATAGATATGTTTCTGTGTTTATTTTCAAATCAACAATGGTTGGTTTTGATAGAACTTTACTTGAATGGTATGGTTCTATTGAGAAAATGCCAACTTATGTTAATCCACAAGATTACGCATCTGACTATATGGTTGATGTTGTTATTGTAGCTGGTGATTGGTCAAATTATCAAGAACTTGCTGTAGATCCAAGATGGAGTGCATACTTCAATAGTTCGGGTCTTAGAAAAGAACAAGTTAGAAATTTTGCTAATGATAGAAACACAACAGCTTTAGCTTATTATGAAGGTCTTTCTTTGATTCCATATTTTAGAGATACAAATGGTAGAAATATTTTTATTGAAACAACAATTAACAGAGATACGGCAAATACAGGTGTGTTCTGTGCATTTAACACAGATTTGATTGAGGTTGATTACTACAATGGTCTTTTAGACTTATTGGGTAATACTTTAGTTGATGCTGAAGAAACATCAATTAACTTCTTGTCTTATAGAGAGACAATCACTGAGGCGGTGAAAATTACAAACACTCCACTTGACTTACCAGGTAACGTAACATCTATGTTAGGTCAATTAGGAGCTTATGGTGTTTCTTATTCTTATACAGGACAATCACCACACGCTTTTGGTGATCCAAATAACTCAAATGTTGGTTCTCTAACTGAAGGTATTGTTACAAACGCTAATTATAGAACATCTTGGTATTCTGAGTTTTCAGTTTATGGTGTTGAGTTGGCATCAAATACTCCAGTTACTTCTGGTTCTAATAGAACAGTTACTTATAATGTTAATAACGGAGCATACTGTATCATTGGAGATAAATTTGTTCCGATTTCAGCTACCGCTACCTTATCAATTGATCCAACTGATTATCCTGTAAGTACTCAGGTAGCAACTTTTTCAACGGCTTTCTTAGTTGATTCAACTGGTGAGATTCAGTCTGCTACATCTTTGGTTGAAGGTGTTAAACCAGCTGTTTCTGCTAATGATATCATTTTAGGATATGTAGACTTTAGTGTTCAAAATGCGGCTTTTGTTACTGTTAACTCAGTTACGCCTGTGAATTTAAATACTTCAGGATTTTATGATTACCAATGTGGAACCGCTGCTGGAGATGATTATTATATCTCTTTAGTTGATGCTTCAACTGGAACTATTAAAGTTGAGTTTACTGGAACTGATACTAAACAATCTTTAACTAATTATGCACAATATAGAAGATTTAAACTATTTAACAGATTGGTTAATTTGATAGACAGTCCAAACAAAAATAAAATGTCATTGTTGTTAAATCCAACAACATATGAAAAATATAGTTTTGAAAATATTGAGATTTCTGATATCGTGTTTAGCACAACTCAGAATAAGTCATTTAATTTGAAAACCGGATTGACTTCTACTCAATTGGCTACTATATTAGATGGTTATTTTGTAATATATACAGAAGATAATGAGTTTCTTTTAGGTAAAGAAGGGGTTAAGACTAAAAACACGGTAGCTGATGCTAATATTGGTGTTGTTGGTAAAGAGTCTGTATTTTATGAAAGATATTTTGATGGTCAAATCAACACAAAAGACTTCTTCTATAGTAATAGATTATACGTAGATGATTCCGGTGGAACAGTAAATAACTTAATTGGGACATCAGTTGATATTATATTTGTTGATGGTGAAAGTGCACCAGCAACATCTGCTACATCTTCATACGCTGGGTATGACTACGTTGTATTCTACTCTGAGGGTGGAACTGGATTTGATACTGAGATAAATTTAGCAACTTTCGAACAAATTCAATTCCCTACATCTGATAAGAATAAGGGTTCATTTACAATTGTTCAAAATGCTGTTGAACCAGGAGATACACCAACTATGTTGGCAAATGCTCTGGGTTATGTTGGTTCTGACTACTACGCTTACCAAGTTAATGAAGAAGTTGAGTATGAAGAATTGTTTGATGTGGTTCAAGTAAATGACTACTTAGTTAGACATTATTTAAAAATGTATTTAGATAATAATAACAATCTTGATGTTGAATTCTTGGATGTATTATTAGAGTCTGATGTTGATGCTGATGTTGAGGCAAATAACACATTCTATATTCAATCTGAAAAGTCAAACTTTAAACAAACATTAGAGTTAGAGCTTCCTACTGGATATGTTCAAACACCTAATAAAGTTTTAATCAATGGTGAGAGATATACTGAGGTTAAAGTTGGTGACTTCTTAGAAGCTTATTATGATACTACTGCTTTAGCTATTGGTCAATTCCCAAGAAAATTAACAAGGGTATTATCTAAAAGACAATACGCTGGTGATCCTACACTTTCTGAAATCACTTGTGATGCTAGAATCGCTACAAGATTTAGTGGTGGAGCTTTACAGACTACAAGATATTCAACTGTAGACCAATATGCTACAACATATAAGGCTCTTTCATTGAAAGGATTTAGAATTAGACAAGCATCTCTTCCAGATGGAACAGAAGCAAGACAAGATCAAATTTTGGATCTTGTTGGTAAGGGAACACCTCTTTTCAAAGCATTAACCAACAAAGAAGCAATTGACTTTAGATATTTAATTGACTCATTTGGTTTAGGTTTAACTGAAAAATCAAAACAACAGTTAGTTGATATCTGTGGTGATAGATTAGATGCATTTGGTTTCTTAAATATGCCATCTGCTAGAATGTTTAAAAACTCTTCTTCACCAACATTTGTTAATAGAGAAGGTGTCCTTCAAATGGAATTTGTTGCTAAAGGTGGTGATCCTGAAAGTAACCCAGCATTCCTTTACTCATTTGGAGATGGAGCTGGTTCGACTTGTGTTGGATACTTCTTCCCGTATGTTACAATTGGTGATAATGGTAGACCATTGGATCATCCACCGGCACCGTTTGTTGCTACAACGTATATGAGAAAACACGTATCAAATGCTGGTAACGTAACTGCTTGGACGATAGCTGCTGGTGTTACTAACGGTAGAATCATCGGAATTAATTCATTGGAGCAAGATTTGACATCTTCTGATATTGAGTATCTAAATCAAGCACAAATGAATCCACTTGTATTTAAAAGAAATAGAGGATACATTATCGAAACTGAGAATACAGCTCAAACTCTTTACAAATCAGCTCTTTCTTACATCCACGTAAGAGAGGTCTTAATAGAACTTGAAAGAGAGTTATCAAGAATGTTATTAGACTTCCAATGGAAATTTAATACACCAGATATCAGAGCTGAAATTAAGTTAAGAGCAGACACTATCTGTGACACTTATGTAAGTAAGAATGGTTTATATAACTACTTCAATAAAATGGATGATGAGAATAACACACCAGAAATTATTGATAACCAAATCGGTGTTCTTGATACATATGTTGAACCAATCAAAGGTATGGGTATTATTGTTAACAACATTACGATACTTAGAACTGGAGCAATCGATGCTGGTGGTTTCGAAAACGCATAACAAACTAAAACAAAAAAAACCCTCAAAGAAATTTGAGGGTTTTTTTATTTTATTAAAACTTATTTGACAAAATTTATTATAATAGAGGAAGAAATATATCTAATATATAAAAAAAATTAAACAATACTTATGTCAGACAACAATAAACCAGAAATGTCAGAAGAAGATTACCTAAAAAGACATCTAAATGATTTAGAACAGGGTAAAAAAATGGCAGATGGTGATATACCTTTTGTTGAAAAAACAGAATCCTCAAGAACAACCGATTTACAATATTTCAACATGGATATTAGAGAGCTACCTTGTGGTCAGTTTTATCCAACAGGAACACTATTCTTAGTGAGACCCGCTCAAGTGAAAGAAATTCAAGCATACTCTATGGTAGATGATAATAACTTTTATGATATCGTAGAAAAAATGAATGATATGCTTCAAGCTTGTGTTCGAATTAAATATCCGGATGGTAAAATTGGTTCATTTTTAGAGATTAAAGACCAGGATAGACTTTTCTTAGTTTTCTTAATACGAGAATTAACTTTTCAACAAGGAAACTCATTAGCGGCAACTGCAAGATGTTCTTGTGGTAGCGAAGTTAAAGTTGAATTGGGTAGAAAAACATTTGTCTTTTATGAGTCAGATGAAAAACTAAGTAAGTATTTCAATCAATCAAGTAGAAATTTTTATTTTAAAACTATTAATGGTAAGTCTTTTGAATTGACTCCGCCAAATATTGGTTTACAAAAAGCTTTTACTGATTATATTATTAGAGAAAATAATGAGAAAAGAGCTCCAAATCTTTCATTCTTGAAAATTATCCCATTCTTATTACCAGGAAGAGCTTCTATTACTTATGATGGTATTAAAGCTAAATTAAAAGAATTTGAAGAAATGGATGATATTTCTTTCCAGTTCTTAAATGCAGCTGTTAGTAAAATGACTTTTGGAATTAAAGAGTTAAAAACTAATTGTGAGTGCGGTGAGGAGGTCCGCACTGAGATGCAGTTTCCCGACGGAGCCTCAGCTATTTTCGTTATTCCAGATGCCTTTGACGCATATCTTAAAGAATAAGTTGCAATTGCAAAAACATTATCATCTACAAGAGTGGGCTATCGATGTTTGGCCATTCTGGTTGTTAGAGGAAAATGTTAGACTTGTTAATGAGTTGATTGAAGAAGAAGAATCAAATCATAAAAAACAAGAACAAGAACAAGGGAAAGGAATGCCGAACTATGATGGAATGATGAAGAATGCTTCTAGTTTCGGAAAAGATATAGGAAACTTCCAAATGCCAAAATTCTAAAACATACTAAAAACAAAAAACCCACCAAATTTGGTGGGTTTTTTTATTGTTAAAATTTTTATTAGTATCCAGAAACAATTGGTGGGTTAATACCAAAGTTTTGGTCAATATATTCATCGATGAAGTAGTCATAAACAAAATCAGCTTGAACGTTTTCAATGATGTTGTTAGAAGACCAGTCAAGTGAATAACCAGCTAATTTAGTCATTTGGACGTTTTGGAAAGTTACTCTTCTCAATACAACACCTTTTTTATCGTGTTGGTTAACGATAATTGTTCCGATGATGTCTGATTTATAGTGAAGAGCACCATTTTGAGAGTTAAATACTAAGTCAAACCATGCTTTCATAGTAGCCCAAGTTTCCATAGAACCTGTGTTGTTTACGTTAACCTGAATTGGAATAGAAAGAGTTCCGTCTGTCTTAGTCGGTGGTGCCATAAACATTCTAGTTGAATACTTGAATCTTTGTGTTTTAGCAGCAACGTCTTGTTCTGTCAAGTTAAGGTCAATTTTAGTTGCATTTTGCAATAAAAGGATAGGGTCTCTTCCTTGTGCTTGTAGCATAACTGGTAAGATGAATGTAACCTCAAATAAGTTTAGGTATACTACTTCATCAGGTAACGTTCCAGGTCCCCCTGGAGACCCAGCGTTAATCACTTGTGTAAAATGCGGTAGTGGCATATTTTCTTTAATTTTTTTTTGTACAGTATATATTTTTCATGTTTTTATCTCTATCTCGATTATGGTTAATTATGTTGTAAAATTTGCCTTTTCCGCTTTTTAGATTTAATAGATATAAATTATGAACTGTAATTATAGATATTGTAGTAAAGAAATAAAATATGGTCGACCTGATAGAAAGTTCTGTAATATCAATTGTAAGTCAAAGGAAAAGGCCATTGTTAGAGAGTTAAAAGCTCTTATGAGAAGAGCTAAATTGGGTAGAGACTTTATTTTAAAATCTCTTCTAAAGCACAATAGTAAATATAATTATGATTTAGTTCTTTATGATAATTGTAGAACTAAAGTAAAGATAATATGTCCTGTCCACGGTGAGTTTGAACAAACACCGGATGCTCATTTATACTCAGGTAGAGGTTGTGATAAATGTGCTAGAGAAGCTCGTAAAAAAGACTAAACAATTATCTATTTTTCAACTATACATATAAGTAAAATAATAAATTTATATGGGAAAGATATTCCTTATTGGTGATTCACATATTGGATTAGGTTATCCTAATTCAGTTGATAAGTGGTATAAAGTGCATAAAGAGTATTTTAGTGAGTTTTTAATTCCAACTCTTAAAAAAAGAGTTCAACCTGGTGATATTATTGTTCATTTAGGTGACCTTTTTGATAATAGAAATGTTATTCCAATCAATCTTCTTAATTACGGAATGGATGTTGTTGAAGAGATATCTAAAATTGCCCCTCTTCATATAATTATTGGAAACCACGACCTTTGGTCTAAGTCAGCATCTGAGATTAACTCTATTAGACCTTTTAGATATATTCCAAATGTTACAATTTATGATAAAGTTTCTACATTTGAGTATAGTGGTAAAAAGATACTTATGATGCCTTATGTTGAAAAAAGATTAGAGCAAATAAAGTATATTAGTGAAAACAAAGACTGTGATTATTTGTTTTGTCATTCTGATTTAAATGGATGTAAAATGCATCTTACGTCAGTTGCTCATAAAAATTCTGATAAGATTGATATTGATAACTTTACAGGGTTTGAATCTGTTTATTCGGGACATATTCATTTAGTTCAAAGAAATAAAAACTTTACATTTGTTGGTTCTATTTTTCAAATGGATAGAAATGATTATGGTGACCAAAAAGGAATATTTGTTATTGATACATCGGATGGTTCAGAAGAGTTCATCAAAAATGATGTATCACCTGTTTTTAAAAAGGTAAGAGTTGTTGGAGAAGAAGATGTTGAGTTATTAGAAACACTCAAAAATTCCAAAGACTATATAGATATTGCGATTTCAAATAACCTTCTTATTTCAAATAGAAAGTTAAGAAGAAAGTTGGAAATTATATTAGAAAAAAGTAATTTTGCTTCAGTTGAATATATTGATGATATCACTAAAGAATTGATTGATGATGAATCAAATGAGTCTATTGAAATCAATGAAGAAACTTTAGATATTTCAATTGCATTGGAATATGAAGATTATGTGAAAGAATATATTCTAAAACAAAAATATGATAATGATAAATTTAAAAGTGGTATCATATCAGAATATAATGAAGTAATTAAGATTTATAAAGAGAATTATAACAACCAAAATGATTAAAAATGGATCCTATTGAGGTATATGAAAGGTGTTTATCTGATAAACCATATTCAAAAGAATTGAAAATCTACACTGAGAATTATTTAAAAAAAGTGATCAGAGAGCTTGAGATATTGGAAGAATATGAAAAATGTTCCGAATTAGTTAAGTTTATTGATAGGAGATTTAAGTATTAAATCTAAATATTTAAATATAATAAAAAACCCATCCTAAAGATGGGATTTTTTATATTTTATCAAACTGTAATTATATTTCAGTGAAATTATATTTTTAAAAAATAATCTACTGATTATCTATTAATCCATCCACCATCTGGTAATGCTGGAAGAGGCATCCAGTGAGTTATTTCTTGTCCAAAGAATTGTTTTGGTCCAGACGTTTTCCATTCATAGTCTTTACTATTGTTAGTTGATGGGTGTTCTGTTTTTATTAACCTCACTATCTCATATCCTGGACCACCATTAGATCTAATTTCTCGTCCTAAGACAAATTCATTTTCATTTGGTAATTGTTCATCACATGAAATCCAGGTTCCATAATTCAAACTTTCAAAAATTCTAAAATTGTTAATTTGTTTTTTTCTCATAATCTTTTTTTTTAATAATCTATATATTTAATTTAAAAACTAATTTTTTATCAAACTGTAATTATATTTCAGTGAAATTATATTTTTTTCAATTTTATTTTCAAGTCACTACTTCCTTTTATTAATCGGTGATAAACACCCATTGGTATAAACACTTTACCTTCAATCTTTTTTGGAAGTTCATCATCTAATTGTATCAACCAATCTGTCTGACTAATTGATTCAATTATTCTATCTTCTCTATCACGATGCCAGACAAACTCTCCAGAATCCGTATATTGACCGAATACTCTGATAAATTCATTATCACTCAATTTAGTTTCTTGAAATGGTAACATTAACTTACTATTTGTTTATATCTTTCTTTGAATTTATCAATTTTAACTAACCAATTATCTTTCACATCACAGTCTTCCACATATTCTTTGACTCTTGGTTCAACATATAATAAAAGTTCTCTTATTTGTCCTATAAATGCTGATAACAACTTAGGATTATTGTATAATAAACTAGTATCATCAATTATTTGAGTATAGGTTTTCCCATTTATAAGAGGTTCTCTAAGTCTTTTCATCATATCGGTTAATTCATTAGTTGCTTTTTGATCAACTCCTCTTTTAGTTATTTGTGAGAAGCCCATCGTTATTAACATGCCAAAATCAAGCAGAAAGTCAGTGATGAATTTTCTGTTAGCAGATTCAAATATTTGATATGTTTTTAAGTGTTTCATAATTACCAGTAACCAGGATAAGTTTTACCACCCCATAGGTGTCCATATTTGTTAATTCTACAGGCCCAATATCCAGCTTTAGTTTTATCTTTCTTAGTTGAACATTTATGTCTAGCAGCAAAAGACTTTCTAGCTTCTGGATTACTTACTTTAGCTGTTAAACCACCGTGTACATCACCAAAAGCAATCTTTTTAACATTTCCCGTTTTAGGATTTTTTACATATACGTAGTATTTTTTAGTTCCACCACGCATTGGATAGTTTAACTTAACTTCTTTTCCTTTATATTCAGCTTCATTCAACTCTTCAATGGTTTCCATTGGTAAATCCAAAGGAACTAACTCACCATTAAAGTATGCGAATTTTCCTATTTCTGTAGATTCATAAAGTTCTTTATCTATGTCACAAAGTTCAATTTCATTTTTATCAAAAAGTCTACGGGCTTCTTTAATCATTGAGAAAAACTTTTCAGAACCAGGTCTAAAAATACTTTCTGAAACAGGTATTCCTTTTATAATATGAAACATTAAATCATCAGATGCTAATTCCGAAGACTCTTCATCTTCGTCACATTTACAATCTTCGCATCCACATTCACAATCTTTACAACCAGTGCAATTATTACAACATCCACATCCTTCACCTTCTTCGTATTCTGAATCAAATTCATCATCTGACTCTTCATCTCCGAATTCGTTTTCACACTCCATTTTTTCAACATTATCAATATTAATTTCAATAAAAGCTTCAAATTTTTGAACTTTTTCTAAGTCTTTTTTGAACTTTTTTTCTATTTTTTCTTGGTCTTCTACCGAAGTTTTGATTGTAGGATTAAAATCTTTATCTTTTTCTAAAGACTTTGAATTGAAAGTTATTTCTTGATCTACTTCATTAAACTTTTTAATTCGTTTCATATTGTTACTTATTTTTTCTGGAACATTCCATCTAATACTTGATACATCGCATCTACAACACCATAAGAGTCAACTCCGAATTGACCTTCGTATTTGTCTACAATTTGCATCATATCTTTTTCAAGTTCAGACCATTTATCTTTTTGTTCTGGTTTTCTTCCGCTTTTTAGAACTTCATCCCAGTCGAATTCCTCATTAAATCTTTTTATATGTTTCATTTTATACTCATCATTTTTAAAACTTGAGCACATTTCTCATAATCTTCGATTTGCTCTAGTTCTTTAAGATATTCCTTTAATTGATTTCTATTCGATAGTTCTAGTTTTATTCTAAATCTTATTTCTTCCAATTCTTTCATGTTATTAGCGTGTCCGTCAATAATTTTATTTATTGTGTATTTGTCGGTTTTTTTAGAATAGACAAAATCATCCCAGGTATATATTTTATTATCATTTAAAAAATTAATAATTTCTTCAATGCAAATATCAATGTTTGACTTTGGTTGAGGTTTTGATTTTTTTCTACCAAATATTTTCTTAAAAAATTCCTCATTTAAGAAATCACCATAATTATGAATTTTAGACATACTCTATATATATTATTTTTGTCGATTGAGAAATAGAAAATTAATATATAATCAAAACCAATTATAGTAGATGTCCAATCATAAAAAATTAGTCTTCTTTAACAAAGAGGGTGATTATTTAAATTTTCAATATAACCAATTAGATGATAGATTCGAAGGAGATATTCTTTTTCATGAGAATTCAACTGATACATTTAAGACATATGCAATTTATATGCTTGAAGATGTGCCTTCATTTGAGTTTGAGTCACCTGGTGAATTAACAACAAATAAATTTCAGTTATTTAATGAATATGGATTTCATTTTTATGGTGCAAAATTCTATAATCAAAAAATTACTAAAGTAGAGCCGGTAAATAATGATCCCGAATTTTATACAAAATGGATTTATGGTCAAGGTTTTGATGCTAAATTTCCAGTTGGTTCTATTATTCAATTTGATAATATTGGACTTGAGTTCACCGATTTAACACAGACTTATGTAGTAGTTGGTTCAAAACAAGGAGCTATTATGATTTTAACTCAAATGGACAATGCGACTTTTGAGTCTACATATTTTACTACTTACATAGAGCCTGAAATTTATCAAAACTTTTCTTTATCCGGTATAAATGCTTTTGGTGTTTATGATTATGTTGATGGTAACTATAATGATAGACTTTCTAAGTGGAATGAACCAGAATTTTATAGTAAATATTATATTAAAAAGAAACTAAATGTAGTAGGTAGTGGTAAAAATGATGGAATTTATACAGTTAAAGATGTAAATTTAGCTGATACGGTTCACTATGAATACTCAGTTAGTAAAAATAGTCTTCCTCAAAATTCTGATTTGATAATAGAGGTTATAACAAGAACAGATGTTCCTCTTGTTTATACTGGTCAGATTGATTTTATTTCTGGTGGAAAGATGACTGTTTTAGAAGATTATCCTCAAATTTTAAAACCAGGTGTTGAATTTAAAATAGTTGGTTCGGTTACTCATAGTAATTTCTTTACTGTGGAGGAGATGCCTCAATTCTCTGAAATCAATTCAACTTATTATTTCGCAACTGCTTCTCAAGTTCTTTTTAATAATAGAGTTTATGAATGTACTCAAGCATATACTATAAGATTTGATTCGGTTGGTGATTTGACTGGTGTTTCAACGATAAATCCTGAAAATCCTGGTTATTGGACAAGTAATCCTACCTATATCAGGGTAAAAGAACCTACATTTGATGAGGTTTTAAATAATGGTCAAATTTATCTTACTACTGATAGGTATTATTATACTTTTGGATGGACTTCTTCAGCTGAGGCAACTTTAGCTTCTGTTGCTGAAAAATTTGCTATTGATTTAAAACTATTTAACATAGATTTATTCTATATTGATAGACTTAGAGCTGATTTGGTTTATCCATCAAATTATGCAAAAGTTAATTTTTATCACACACAAGTTGGTGCAACATATTCAATTGGTTCTGTCAAACAAGCTAGAGAAAGACTTGTTGAGGTTGTAGAACCTTTTAAATATGAGTTGAACTACAATTATTCTGTTAATAAAAAATATAACATCGTTTTTACTGATATTGATCAACAAGGAATTCAATTAAGTATCAATAAAATGATTTATGATGAGGCAGTTGCTTTTTTATATAGTGGTGGATTGATTGATATGGAGAGAACAATTGATAGAACTGTTAGAAATTGGTTAAAAAGATGGTATTTGAGATTGTTTCAATTAGGAATAACTGCTGAGTTAAAATATACCGGAACTTTCAATTCTGTATTCTATAATACAATTGTTTTAAAATCAACATACCCTAATGTTCCAATGAATTTAGAATATGTAAAAGTAGGAGTTACTGCTGATTATTATATTGAACATACAAAAATTCAATTTACTGATTTAGGTCCTTACTTAAATATTAAAATAAATGATAAAGACTATGGTCAGGAAACAATATTTTCAGGAACTACTCCAAATATTGGGGCTACTTTAGATGCTTGGCAAGAAGCACATCAAGATTTTCTACTTGAGTTTGGAATTGTTGCCAGAGCTTATAATACCATTTTGAAATTAAATATAAAATCTTTAATAAGACTTGATGTTTCAATCGCAACTGGTAAAATCAATAAACCAGGTTTATTTGATTATAAAGTGACGAAATATATGATTGGAAATCCTGGTGTATTAGTTGCTTCAAATGAAGTGAAGTTACCTTCTTCTTCAGATTTTAACTTTGAACAAACAGGATTCTCAACTGGAATGGCCTTCTCTATAAACAACACTCAATATCCATGGGTTAATCAAGATTATACTATTCAGTTTTTAGACCCACAGGTGTTAAATTTAAGCTATCAAGGACCATTTTGGGGATTAACTCAAAATCCTTGTGACGCCTCTGGATTTATGACATTGGCATTTGATGCTGGTTTTGGTCAAACCGATTGTACTATACCGGTTTCTCCAACTGCTGCAACTGGGGCTTCTGGTCCCGGTGGTCCATTTGACCCTCAGATGTTTGATCCTACAATGTTTACCGTTATATTCAATCCTAATGGATATACATTAAATACTTATGATTTGAGTTTTTATCCAGGAACTACTAACTTGGTTGATATTGAATATATTCAGTTAACAAATGCTGTTTATGGTTTTGGTGACCATTTAGTTGTTATCGATGCTCTTTATGGATATTATATCACTACCATCGATCTTATTGGAAATACTCAATCTATTGAAATGGAATTCAATCCATTGAATAGTTATCTTTACTGTCTTTCTAAAGAGTATATGTGGATTATTGATCCTACTTCTAATATATTAGTTTCTTCTGTTACGTTTAGTGGTGGAGCTTTAGCTTATGATATGGAAATTAATCCATTTAATGGTGATGTTTATGTTACTTATGAGAACAAAACATATATAAATATTTGGAGTGTTGATAATATTAACCAAACACCGACAACTTCAATATCTACAACAGCTTATGGATATCCTGGATCAATGGTCTTCAATGATTTTGAGGGTGATATGTATGTAACTTGTGGAACAAGTTCGGTTTTAAGAATTAGTGGTGGTGTTCCTGGTGATGATTTTACAGGGGCTTTTGCTTTTCCTGGAAATCCAAATAGAGTTTTACAAACATCTTATGGAATTCCGGCTGTTGTGAAAGATTATATTTTTTATGAACCAGTAAATGAGGCAATTTACGTTTATGGAAGTAGTAGTCTTTGGAAAATTGATAATGGGATCACTCAATCATCGTCTCTTACATATAGTGGATTCAGTGATATCATATTTAATAATATAACAAGTGAGATGAACATCTCTGATGCTTCATTGTTATTTACAAGATTAAATTTATCAGAAGACAGTGGAACACAATTAGCTATTGCAAATTACGGATATCTTACTGTTAATCAATATGATGGTGATATTTACTTATCATCTCAGTCAATGAATAACATTGTTGTGCTTCAGGGTTCAACTGGTCTTATAATACACACCGAGCCTTTGAATGCACCGACTGGTAGAATTATTTTTAATCCAGAGAGGAATTCAGCTTGGGCAATACAGCCATCAACTCAACAAATAGTTGAAATACAAGTTGACTTAAATCTTTCAATTCTACAAGCGGCTCCAACATTTTCTGAAGTTGGTGAAAATAATTATGGAACTTTAGCTCCAACATATCAGCCAAAAGAAAGTGTTTGGTTGAAAACTCGTCAGTATTTTAGAAGACCAAGAGAGAATTTTGAAGGAGATGTTTCGGTTAAATATTATTGGAGATGGATGACCGACCAAGTTAAAGACTTTTTCTTATATGATTTTTCAGGTAATCAGTTAGAAACAACAAGTTCATATGCTTATACCGGACCTAAGCCACTTCTGGATATAGTATTGAATAATAATCCTAACAGAGATTTGACCAAGACTAATATTCCTGGAAACCAACAAACAGTTTTTGAGCAAATTGAATATACACTAAGTTATATAGATGATGAAGATGATGTTTCTGTTGAAACTGAATCTATGGAATTATTTATTGGTTATAAATCTGAAAAAGAAGGGGCTATTAGAAATGTTTTACAATTGTATAAAAAAGAAGAAATAGACTTTGATATTATGTCTGATTCTGTTAATTATATAACATTTAAGACATTAAATACAAATGGTGATAAGAGAGGTATAATTTCACTTAGTGATACATCTACTGAAATATTTACCGGTAGAGGTTTAAAACAAGGTCATCAGATTGTTATTTATATAACAGATCCAACTAATCTAAAAAAACAATATATTTCAAATAATAATGCAATAGTTGTTAAAATTAGAGACGTTTTTACTAGAACTATTGTTGTTGACTTTTTTAATGTTGACTATGACTTTTTAGAAGAAGAAAAAACAATAGTTACTGATTACCCAAGTATTGGAAAAACAACTTATCTAAAAGTTAGAATTAAAGTAAAAGATAAAGAGATTGGTAGATTTGTAACATATGGTGAAACAACAGAGGAAGATATAAGATTCAAAATTGAGTTAGGAAATATCGGAAAATTAATTGCCCCTGATGAGGTATTTATTTTCAAAGAATATGATATTTTAGAAGGAGGTATTGATTGGAAGATTCTAAACCGTAAAAGAAAAGAGATGTTAATGAATAGAAACTTAATCTATCCTTACATTGGTTCTTATAAATCTTTAGTAAACGCTATAAACTATTTTGGATACAATGACTTACAACTTAATGAGTATTATAGAAATACTGATGGTTTTTCTAAAGACTTTGGAAAGCTTTTCAAAGTCGAAATTCCTGATGTTTTTGATAATACTATAAAGGGTTGGAATGAAAGAGACTTTTTACAAAAATATTTACCAAATGATAAGTATGAAGAAACAAATATGTTTAATTTGACTTATTTTATAACTGATAAAGAAGGAAATTATATTTTAGAGTATAGTCTTGATGAGATAATTATTAAACTACAAGGTTTAAAGTATTGGTTAAAAAGAAATATCATACCACTCACACATAAGATTATGGATATAACAGGTGTGTCTTATTTTACAGGTGGAACTTACATTGATCATGTTGTATATGATGTTAGAAATATTAAAATAAAAGAGGATATGACACCGATAACATTCAAATTGAATGAAGCTTATCTTTATCCTGTAAACTCTGGATCAACAGTTTATAATTGTGTATTAGATTTTTATACTATAATTGAGGGATATGGTGAAAAACCTGAATACGCTAATTTGATGTCAAGTTATTTTGTTAAAGCTGGTAAATTAATAGATGCTAAGCCATTTAGACCTTATAATGATTATAAAGATATTATTCAGTTACCTGATGTATTTGATATTAAAATAAGAACTTACAAGATTTATAAAGAGTGGGCTCCTTATACAATTTACTCAAAGGATGATAAGATATTCTATTTTGATAAATTGTATATTTCTACAAAAGATAATAATAAATTAAATAATCCGAGAAAATATGAAAATGTTGAAGAGTGGGTTCCTTTAGTGAGTGCGAGTCCATTGGAAATCCTTACAAACGGAAATCCGGTTTATGATGATTCACCAAAGTATCAAGTTGGAACTATAGTAAAGTATAAAGGTGAGATTTATAACTTCAGTGGATTGGGTGCTACTGGTTCAACTGTTTCTCCGGAGTTTGATCCTAACAACTGGTTAAATGTAACTGATTGGAAAGAGATTCCTAATGAGCCTGTTCAGTATATAACTGAATTTAGAAGAGGAGATGATTTAAATCCATTTAATTTTACAATAGATTCGAATATAGATCCTTTCTTAGTTATTGAAGTTGTATCTCATAATGGATATGGTCAGATATATAAAGATCAAAAAAATTATCAAATAAAGGGATTAAAAGATTTAACTGAGCCTTATAAATATTTAGACCCAATTGGTCCATTTATTCCTATTAAACCAATAGAAGAACAAGTTATTGCTGGTGGTGGTGGAATTTAAAAATAAAATAAATTATGGTTAGTTTTTATTATAAAGTAGGTTATGTTGAGACAAAAACTCCTTGGTATTTACCGAGATTCGATACTGTTAAAGATTTTTTGACTATTTTAAGTAAAGATGAAGAGTTAAGTGTGTTTAGAATATTAATTGGTGGTCAGGTTTTATATGATTGGAATTCTTGGAATGTTGAACTTTATTTAGAGTTTGATAACTGGCAGGCTAATTTAGATTTTGTTTTTCTGGAAAGAATGATGGCTAAAATTTATAAAATAGGTTTTGAAAATAGACTTTTAGCTGATGTTACTTTTTGTGGTATACATCAATATTCTGACCAGTATGTTAGTGCTAAGAATAGAAGTTTTTTCTTTCCTAATTTTAATAACTCACCGTTTATTAAGTTTAACCATATTGTTAAAACTGTGGATGGTGAGTCATCTGAGACTTTTATTAGTTCGACAAAAAATACTATTCCATTAACTGATTACTTGGTAAGATTTTCAAATGTCAATAGTAAATATAGTGATGTTGTTATTAGTAAAAACTCTTTACAAAAATATATCTTTAAAGAGGCATTATCAATTGATTTTTTCATTTCTTTATCACAAACTCAATTTGAACAAACAAAAAAGAATTCTGATTGGGGTTTAAATTTAAATTCAAACACTTTATTAAATGCCCCTGCTAGTGGTAATCCTCCAACTCTGGGTCCAATACCAAGTGGAAACTTTTTTCAAGCTCCTCAACCTTCAATTTCAGGTGGTTCGGGTTTTCTACTCGATGAGTAGATTTTTGATAAAAAAAAAGAGGAAAATAAATTCCTCTTTTTTATTAAGCTTCTAAAGTTTCTATTTTTTCAAAATCAACTCCTTCTTCAAAAGTAGCTACCCAGTCTTGAATATCTGCTGATAAATTTTTACCTGTCGCATCGTAATAATTGAATATCTTACTAATTGCTCCGATAAGTAAAAGAACTTCTGAGAAAAGATAAGAATCTTTTGTCAAACCTTTTACAGTATGCTTAGAGATGAGGTGGTAGATATAGGTTACTTCAGTCGCGTTTACAGAGTAAGGAATGTATTCATTTGATGAATATTTTGTTGATTTCATTGAATTAAAAAGTTCTTTTAATTCAATTGCGAAAAAAACTGAATTTACATCATAATCTAACTTATGAAGAACTAGATCAGTTAAGAATTTCCACTGTTCTTTATTTAAGTAAAAGTTATATTTTGCTGATTCTAAATCTGTAATATAAATTTTCCAAAGTCTTTGAGATTCTAAATAAAGACTATCTTTTTCTTCATTCGTTTTTCCTTTACCTGTATTATTTTTAATGAAGTTGTAAATTCCTTCAATGTCTGAGTCTAATTTTTGCTCATTTTCATTGTTAATTAGAAGATACTCGTGTTCTTCTTTTTTAAAACCTACTTCAGGTTTAACTACGTTAGTTTCAATTTTTCTACTCATTTTTATTTTAATTTTTTTTTATCCTTTAATAACATTTGTTGATGTTATATCAAATAATTCATCTAAAGATGAAAGTTTATCTTTAGCATCTGTGTATTTTTCTACCCAAATATTGAACTCTGTCATTAAGTCAGAATGTTCACCTATTCCAGTGATGTTGTTTGAGTAAAGAGCTAAATTTGCTTTAGCTTCTTGTATTTCTGCTGAATATTTAGCTCTAAGTGCTGAAATATAGTTTTTTCCTAATTCTGTTGTTTTAATCATAATCAAATAATAAATTCTTCGTCTTGAGCGTCTTTTTGTTGCTCCTGATATAACTCTTCTACTTTGTTCGCTCTTG